ACGGCTCTAGTGCGATATTTTTTGATTTAGGTACAGCAGTTTTTGATACGTTCTCATACGATGCGTCATTCCTAACTTTGGCAGCCGGTGCAACTTTCCTTTCTGGCTTGACTGGATCGGGCAATATTTCAGCCGGTAACAGCGGCACCATTACCGGCGTGAAAACGTTTGGCGTCGGAACACCATTAGCGGGGATTACTGTTGACGATATCCGATGGGAATTTTTTGCAAACGATGATATTGCCGATACTCGCCCAGATGGGTTTTTATCGTTAACTGGTAATGCAGCTGAAACTGTTATCGCCAACCCAAGCAGTGATGGCACTAATGCCGTTTTAGTTGCTGGCACATGGGCTATTGAAAGAACATCTAGATTTACAGGTACAGCAGCCGGAAGGCTCACATATAACGGGATTAAAGATTTAACCGTTCCAATTATAATTCCTACAAACGCATCCGCAGCAAGCGGGACCAATAAAGACATTAATTTTTATGTTTATATTAACGGTGTAATTCGACCCACATCTAAAACCAGAGCCAGAGTTGATGCTAATGATGTAAAAAATCAAACGGTAATTTGGCAGGAAACTTTATCTACTGGTGATTTTATTGAAATATTTGTTGAAAACTCAACTGATTCAATAAATTTAATAGTTGAAGACGCAAAAATGGTGGTGAACTAATGCCTAGCTCAATTGATATAGCTTCAAATGCTTTGCTTCTCGTTGGTGATAATCCGATTTCATCATTTGATGATCCCGGCGCTGGTGCTCAAGCTGCCGCTAACCTTTACCCTGAAACAAAGAAACGCCTCTTAAGTGAGCATCCTTGGTCATTCGCACTAAAGCAACAACGACTTAACCGGCTATCTCAAACGCCTGACGAGTTAACCAACTTTAATAACGCTTTCCAGTTGCCAACCGATTTAATCCGCATTTGGAACATGCAACCTCGCGGCGATTATATATTGATCGGCAATCTGCTTTATTCAAATCAGAATGAAATTTTAGCAACTTACGTGTTTGATGTGGATGAAGTAAACCTTCCCCCTCACTTTGTTAAGTCTCTTGAGTACGCCCTAGCAAGCGACTTTGCTATTTCTGTTACCGAAGACACTAAGAAGGCTGGATTGTACGAGCAAAAGGCTATCAATGCCATTAGTCAGGCAATGGCTATCGACTCGCAAGGTCGCCCAGGTCGCGGAATAATTGATTCGCCGTTAATTGATGTTCGATTTAGCGGGAACAGAAGGGGTTTCTTGTAATGGGCATTTGGAGCTTTTCCAGTAATTTCAATCGAGGCGAACTTGATCCAACATTATTAGGCCGAATTGACATACAGGCTTATTACAACGGATTAAGAACGGCTACTAACGTTTTAACTTTGCCGCAAGGTGGAGTTAAACGGCGTCCTGGTCAGGATTTTTTAGGGACTGCCATCGGCAATGGTCGCTTTGAAAACTTTAGCTTCAATGTTCAGCAAAATTACTTGTTGGTTTTCACTGATCTTAAAATGCAAATTTATAAAGATGGCATATTGCAAACCAACATCAATGGTTCAGGAAATGATTTTGTTGCTACACCTTGGACATTGGCACAAACTCAGGAGTTTGATTTTATTCAATCTGCTGATACCGCCATTGTTACGCAAGTTAATGCCGCACCACAGGCCATAACTCGAACGTCTGACACTGATTGGACAGTTAGCCCGATAACGCTGCTTAATATCCCACAGTTTGATTTTAATGATGGTTCTAGCCCTACCCCAGTATCAGAGGTTCAGAGAATACTTTTCTCAGCCCAATTTGAGGGTGATAGATATAAAATATCCCTAAATGGAATCTTGACTGAAGATATTGTTTTTTCTGGTGATGATTCATCAAACGAGGAGGCCATCAGGGATGCCCTTCAGAGATTGCCCAATACAGGTAGTACTGGGGTATCGGTAACAACAGTGATTTCAGTTACAACATACGAGATAACCTTTGCAGGTGATTCCGCAAACGATTTTGAGTTAGCAACTCCAACCGCAGTGGTAACCCGATCATCAAGTTTTAATGGTACAACAACTCGTGTAGCTCCTGGCACTTCATCTGCTGAGGACACTTGGAGCGTTGCACGTGGGTTCCCTAGAACATGCACATTTCATGAAGGAAGATTATATTTTGGCGGCTCACTTTCTCGACCTGCCACCATTTGGGGATCAGTTGTTAATGATTTCTTTAACTTCGATAAGGGCCGAGCCCGTGACGATGAATTGATTGAAGCAACACTTGATACCGATCAAGTTAATGCCATTGAAGCTATATTTTCAAATCGCTCACTTCAAATATTTACTTCTGGCGGTGAATTCTTTGTTTCTCAGGCAAGAGGAACGCCGATCACCCCGGCTAATATCGCAGTATCACCACAAACCAATTTAGGCTCTAAGCGTTTGCGCCCTGTTAGCATTGATGGCGTGACATTATTTGTGCAACGTACCGGCAAGGTGATCAATCAATTCGTATTTGTTAACGAGTTCCAATCTAATCAAACAGCGAGTGTTTCATCACTGGCCCCGCACTTGATTAAAAACCCAATTAAGATGGCAGCAAGCCGAGGCACAGAAAGCACTGATGCCAATTACATTTATATTTTGAATACCGATGGTAGTTTAACCGTATTTAACACATTAACCGCTGAAGGCATTCAGGCGTTTACAACCTGGTCAAGTGGGTTAATAAGATCAATAGCTGTTGTTTCGGATAGGTTATTTTTATTAGTCGAACGCGTGGTTAATAGTTCAACCGTTTTTTATATCGAAACTGAATCATTAACAGCTCTTACTGATAGCGCAATAACTACCAACGTGGGCGGCTCTGATACATTAACCGGGCTTTCTCATTTGGAAGGAGAAACGGTAGACGTAAAAGCCGATGGTTCTTTTCAAGGTGAATTCGTTGTTTCTGGTGGTCAGATAACTATCACGCGGGACGCTCAAATTATTGAGGCGGGATTAACCTATAAGCCATTAATTAAAACCATGCCGTTAAATATGGGGCTCGAAAATGGTCCTAATGCCGCAGACAAAAAGCGCATTTTACGGGCAGCTATACAATTATTTGAATCAAATGGTATTATTGTGAATGGTCAACGATTGGCCGATAAAACTATAGGTGTTAATCAGTTTGACGCCCCAACGCCGCAAACAGGATTTAAACGAATCACGTTACACGGTTGGAGCATTGAAGCGGATATTGAAATAACTCAAGATACGCCTTTTAACATGACAATATTATCAATTGGTATGGAAGTAAAAACTTAACCGGGGTGAATAAACAATGGGAATTCTAGCGGATATCGGCAGCTTTGGCTTACAAAAAGATATCGGAAAAATACAGCGCGGAGAAGCTGAAGTTGCCGCTAAATCAGAAGAAGCCGCAGGTGTTCAGCGCGAAGTTGATCGCAAGGCTCAACTATCTGAAGCTTTGGCGTCCCAAAATGCCGCAGCCGGTACCGCTGGCATAGCCGCTTTTGAGGGCTCGCCGCTTTCAGTGATGCAAGAAGATGTTCGCCGCGAATCAGTAGCAACTGAGCGCGATGTATTCCAAACAAAATTAAAAGCGTTGACTTTAAGATCTCGCGGCAAGATAGCCGAAAGAACAGCTAAAGCCGGGGCTAAACTTGGTTTAATATCGAAACTTGAAGAACGAGGCGCGGCGGCTTTTGCTGGTGGTGCTGGTGGTGGCAAACCAGCCCCAGTTTCAGATCTTAGCAGGTAGAGGGATTAATAATGGCAAGACGATTTCAAGAAACTGTAAACATTCGCCAGCAAGATTTATCAACTGGAGCTGCCCAGGGCGCTAGCTCGTTATTAAATAGGCTTCAGCAATTCGGCAGGTCAACTGATAAATTAATTGGTGTAGTCGAAACTCAACGCGGAGCGCAAGAGGCCCAAGCCGTAGAGCTACAAAAGGTCGGCGGCGTAACTCAGGCACCAGAACGGCGCGAAGCTGGCATTGTTGAAACTGTTTTAACTGGTGGTGTATCAACCGCCCAATACAACAAAAGCTTACAAACTGCTTATTTGGCTGGTCTTGGCAATGACACCAAGGAGGCTATTAACGCCATTGAAGCGGAAAACCCCGACAATATAGCGCTGTTTAATGAAAAGGCTGCTGGTTATGCCTCTGGTGTTCTTAAAGGTGTTGATCCAACTGTTAGGCAGCAAGTGTCTCAGTTTATAGACAACACTATTTCAAACTCTCGGTTGCGAGTGCACAGAAAAACTATTGCCAAAAACAAATCAATTGCAGCTTCTGAAAGTTTAGCCGCGGTTAACTCGTTTGCTAATGAGTCTGCCCGGTTATCACGCGAAGGTAATGTAATTGGTTCTGGTGAGTCATTAATTCAGTCATTTGATATTATTGATGGCATGGTTGAAGCCGGTGATTTATTACCTGATCGCGCGGCTACTATGAAACGTGAAATTGAACGTGAATCAACCGAGCAAAAAATAAGAGGTGAATTTGATACTGTTGTCGATACTGAAGGGCCAGCCGTTGCGCTTGATCAGTTAGAAGAAATATCTAATAAAATACCTAAAGGCTGGACCCCTGATGAATGGGACACCTTTATTAAATCTGAGCGGGCATCAATAGGTCAAGAGCTAACCAAAGCAGCAAAGGCGGCCTCTGAGGTAACCATTGAACAGGCCCGTGAAATATCAAACTTAAAAATTCAGGCCTCAACTGGTACCGGCGATGCTGGTAAAATTGTGCAACGCACTGAAACATTATTCAATGAAGGCAAAATTAACCCTTCTGAACGTACATCGATATTAACTAACATTATTAACCAGCAAAAAGCCGCAGTGAAAAAGAGCAAAGACTTTTCTTTAGTTGCTGATCGCTTGGCTGGTAAAGATGGAATTGTAATTGATACCAAAACCATTGATGATTTTTACCAAGAGACAATGGTTGAACCTTTGTCTCAAGTGCCAATAGAGCTAAAACGACAGTCTCAAGCTTTATTTGTCGATAAGATGAAGCGCGTTCCTACTGCAATGAAAAACGAAATAACAACTCAGTTAAGATCAGGTAATCCCGATTTAATCGCTGAAGCTTCACGCCTCATTGATATGATTGACGACACACCAGGCTTAATCGATCGGACTTTTACCGCCCATGACCGAGCATTTGCCGAACAAGTCGTTTCATTATCGGCCAATTTAGAACCAGTTGAAGCTGTAAAATTAGCTAATGATTTAACGGACCCAACGAACCAAGCAAGAATACAGGCAGTTAAGGACGTTATTAAAACCCAAAAGCTGGCCGATAATTACCCTTCAATAGTGCAAGATGCCTATAACCCGTTTGGACCGTTTGAAGGTACTCAGGTTGGCGAGATAGCATTGCCATTAATGACTAAAGAATATAAAGATTTATTCGAAGCGCATTATGAAGCGGGAATGTCTGAAAGCGCAGCCAAAGAAAAAGCCATTGCCTTACTTAAGCGTAACTGGAAAAAATCAGAGGTTACTGGTCAGGTAATGAAATATGCCCCTGATGATTATTATTCAGTTGCCGGTGATGTTGATTATATAAAAACCCAGTTGGTTAATGACGTTAACAAAGAATTTTTGTTTGCTGAATCGATAAAGGCCGATCAAGTATTTCTTCAAGCAACCGAAACCACAGCGAGAACAGCATCACAAGGCGAACCAGAATACCGGGTTATGCTTCTACGTGATGGCAGCATTACCCCGCTTTATGGTTTTACTTGGAAACCTGATCAACAAAAGCAAATCAAAAAGATTGAGGCTGAAAACGAAGCTGAATTAAATAAACGTCGAGTTCAGTCCGGCCAAACTCCTAACATTTTGAGAGGTGCGACCCTTGGGCTTTAAAGAGAACAAAACCGAGCAAGTTACTTTTAGCCGCGCCATTGGTGCCGATGTTTTAGAGCCCGGTGAAGCGCCAGGCTTTAAAGAAACATTGGAGGCCGCATTTCGCCAAGAAAACACCTTTGGTTCGTTTCTTTCACAAACTCCTGATCTCCCTGATTCGGTTGTAGATAATGCCAACTTCGATTTATGGGGTGAATTGTCAGAAGAAGAACGATTAAACGAGCAATTTTTATCTAATGTTTCCAACGCTGATAACATTAATGAAGTTAACGCGGTAAGAACTCAACGAGCCAGAGAGCAGAAGGATCGAGATACTATTGCCGAAGGTTCTTTTTTGCCAACATTAATGGCTGCTGGTTTCGATCCTATTAATTTAATCCCTGTAGGCGGCACAGCGTATCGAACTTATAAAGCTGGTGCCAGCATATTAACAAGCGGTTTAGCTACCGGCGCTGTTGCCGCTAGCTCGACTGCCGCCGTTGAAGCGGGACTTCATCAAACTCAATTAACAAGAACATTGGGAGAATCAGCAACAAATATTGCCGCAGCTAGCTTTTTAGGCATGGTATTAGGTTCAACGCCAAGAGTTGTTCAAAGCTTATTAACTAAATCTGAAGTTGATGGCCCTAAGCTAGCTGATGATATCGAACGAACAATGGACCCTGAAGGCGTTATTGCTCGCGGTGAAAATAGCGTTTTTGGTGATGGCACCGTGGGCGCAGCTCAAGTAAACACTGATGCTAAAGTCCGTGGTAAATTCGCCAGGGCAGCAACCAAGGCGTTAGGCTTTGACCCACTAAGCCGAACTATCACCTCAGACACCGCCGCAACTCGCCAAACAGTTAACCGCTTGGCAGAAAACCCGCTTGATATGGATCAACCATTGCGAACATCTGTTGAGTCAAAGATAAAAATTCACGATGGTCAATTGTTTGAAGGGTTCGAGGCTAACGAAAAGGCATTTATCGCTTATCAAAAAGATGGCGGCAACCTCAAGCGCCGAACCTTTAATGAGGCTGTAGGCAAGGCAATGCGGAACGGCTCTGATAATGTTCACATTCAACGTGCCGCAGACGATATAAACGCCAAAGTTTACGAGCCATTAAAGAATAGCGCCATCGAGGCTAAAATTTTACCTGAAGATGTTGAAGTAACCACGGCCAGAGGTTACTTAAACCGCCTTTGGAATAAAGAAAAAATGGCGGCTAATCTTGATAACTTCGTTGGTATTACTAGCCGGTGGATGATGGACCGCCAACCCGATCTTGATGTTGAAGATGCCCGTTCAATAGCGCGTGAAATTTCAGGTCGGATAATGAGCACACCTGATGGCCGGTTACCATACGATTATAAAATTGCGGAAAATAGCAGCAAGGGCGGCAAGCCTAGCGGGTTAAAAGGCCAATTCAAATCAAGATCCTTTACTATCCCTGATGAATTGGTCGAAGACTTCCTTGAAAACGATATCGAGGTATTAATGGGCCGCTATGTTAAATCTGTCGCGCCTGATATTGAGCTAGTAAAAGAGTTCGGTGATGTTAATTTAACTAATGAAATTAAGAATATTGAACAAGAATGGCAATTAAAAATTGAAAAGGCATCAAAGGCCGGTGACGAAAAACTAGCGCGTAAATTAGCCAAGAAAAAAGACGCTGACATTCGTGATATTGCTGCCATGCGTGACCGTATGCGCGGCACGTTCGGGCAAACGGATTGGGATAACCCGTGGGTAAGAGCTGGCCGCGTTGCAAGAGACTTAAATTACATGCGTTTATTAGGTGGCGTTGTTGCTTCATCGTTTCCCGATGTTGCGCGGGTATTCGCTGCCGAAGGCATAGCTAGAACCTTTAGTGATGGCTTGGTGCCAATGATAAAAAACATTAAAGGCTTTAAGGCATCGGCCAGAGAGGCCAAATTATATGGCATTGGCACCGATGCGCTGTTAGGTGGTCGGGCAGAGCTGATCGCTGATGTTGCCGACTTTTCCCAGGGAGGTACCGCTTTTGAGCGTGGTGTTCGTGCTGCTGCAACTAAGTTTTCATCAATCAACTTAATGAACAGATGGACCGGCGGCATTAAACAACTTCACGCCGTTGTTCAACAATCGCGTTTGATCACTGAATTAAAAGCAGGGACCATTGATCCTAGATTAAATCAGCTTGGCATTAGTGATGCTGATGCTTTAAATATTGCCGGTGAAATGAAAAAACACAGTACCAAAGTTGATGGCGTTTGGATCGCCAACTCTCGCAAATGGGAAAATCAAGAATTGGCTACCATGTGGGGCGCGGCACTACGAAAAGAAAGTGACCGGGTTATTATTGTCCCAGGTCAAGAACGCCCGTTGTTTATGTCTACCGAGTTGGGCAAAACTATTTTTCAATTTAAAACCTTCATGTTTTCGGCAACTCAGCGAGTGTTAATATCTAACTTACAGTTGCAAGATAAACACTATATGCAGGGCATGTTAGGCATGGTTGGTATAGGAATGTTATCTTATGCCTTAAAGAATTGGGACGCAGGGCGGGAATTAAGCGACGATCCCGCAGTATGGGTAACCGAAGGTATTGATCGCTCTGGTATGCTAGGAATGTTGATGGAAGCTAATAACACCATTGAGAAAATAACCACTCAGCATTACGGATTGCGCCCATTGCTAGGTATTAATGCCCCATCTGCTAGATATGCCTCAAGAACCGCTCTTGATTCGGCATTAGGGCCAACGTTTGGCCTAGCTGGTGAAGTGGTCAGGGTTGCCGGTGCCGCAACTGGTGAGCGTGATTGGTCCGATTCTGACACCAGGGCATTAAGGCGATTATTACCAGGCCAAAATTTATCATTAATTCGACAAGCTTTAGACGAAATTGAAAAAGGATTATAACGATGACCATTACTGTAAATGAAGCTAGAAATGAATACACCAGCAACGCAGGGCAAGCCATTTTTTCGTACACATTTAAGATATTTTCAATCACTGATCTTAATGTCTACATCACGCCAGCCGGTCAAGATGCCAATGACTCAACCGATTTAACCACGGCTTACACTGTATTAGGCGTTGGTGATGAAGATGGCGGCACCATAACGCTAACTGTTGGCGCTAATTTAAATGATTTGGTAACCATAGTTTCCAACGTGCCATCAAGTAGAACCATTGATTATCAAAACAATGGCGATTTCAGACCAGACGTTGTTAATAGTGATTTCGATCGGGTTGTTTCCATTGCAAAAAAAGTTGAAGATTTATCCGGTAGAGCGTTATTGCTTCAGCAGTCACAACAAGGGCCAAAGCCTTTAACTCTACCCGCGCCATCTTCAGGGGAATTATTACGATGGAAAGCTGATTTAACGGGACTTGAGAACGTTGAAATTGTTAATTTAGACGCAGCCATTATAACGCTCTTTGGTAGGGATCTAATTGATAGCCCCGATGCAGCAGCCGGAAGGCAAGTGCTGGAGCTTGGCGCGCTAAACCCTGATACGCTAGACATTGCAATTGCAGACGCGACGCTATTAGTTGGCGACCTTTTGAATGTCGGCGGCAGGGCAACATTAAATGACGGCGGCAGGTCATTCTGGAAAGTCGTACTCACATCGACCGTAACGCCAAATACATCAACTATCGTTGTATCAACTGGTGATGCTACTCTCTCACTGGTACTGCAAGTTAACGGCCCTATCTCTGCTATATCTTGCGGCGTTAAGACCGTTGTGAACTCTCAAGTATTTATACAAGAAGCTCAGAACCTATCAGAGTTATTTCAAGTTCCTGTCGTTTTCTCTGGAATACCTCAGATATCATTTAACGGATTTATAGAGTTCGAGGGTTATTTAGAGTGGCATGGCTCGGGACGATTTGATACCACAGTTAAACCGCTACAGCTAACTAGAACATTAATTAGTGCTTCAAATTGGATTCAAAAGAAAAACGAGAACGTGGCGCTTAATCATTTCTTAATGCAAGACATGGGGTTCGACGGCTCGTACTCTCTTGGCGGATTCCCCGCTGTAGATAATTTAGTGTCAATGATTAGAATCAAGCCTGACGGCGTAACCGATACTGATATTACTTATCTACGTTGTCACTTTAAAGATATCCCCCACGAGTGTACCGTTCACAGCCCAAAAGTTACCAGCCTTGTTAGTTCTGGCGGTAAGATTGACGGAATAAATATGCTGTTTTGTTCCGGTGATGTGACTAGTTTGGCTAATGCATCACGTAGCTGTAACATGTTTAAAACCATTAATGGCTCAATTGATGATCCAGGGGAATATTTAAATTTCCCTATCACTAACGTTGTGTCATTCGGTAATACTTGTCGAGGAATGAGATCGCTAGCTGATTTTAAACGCGGGACTAGACATTTTAGTCACAACAATTCGTCAGTTGTAGACATGACAGACGTCGCAAGCATATCGGTTGATGGTGTAAAGGATGGAACTATTGGCCCTAACAATAGCGGGTTCCAAACTGCCGCCGCAGTTGATACTAAAAACTTCTATGAGGTACAGGGTATTGATGTTGAGATTATGGGTGGAGTTTGGAACGCAGACAATGAGGTCGACACTGTAGCCGCAGTGCTAGTCACCGATTTTATCTATCCAGCGGAAACAACTGGCACATACACTGGGAACCAGTCGCAACGGGTAAACATTAGAGGATTTAGGGCTGAAAATATAACAGGCCACGCTGTACGACTACTTAATACTGCCGATTGCTATGTCGAACATGTTAACGCGATTAACTGTGACCTAGACGCTGTCTCTTTTGAATTTACAGCAAAGCTTGACGCGGCAGGTGATCCAATAGTTCCGTCTGGCAACTCAGCTAACCATTTAAAATCAAGAGCGTGTAGAAATACGTTATCAAGTAATGCGAGCAACCCCGTAACAGTGGGCTTGGACCTTGAAAATGAGTTCGGGCAGTTTGAAGTCGAGATACCTCATGACAAATATGAAGAGGGGGCGGTTAACGTAAACCCTAACCCGATGCTGACCGACTTTACCGGAGGTATATCACCGTTACATTGGCCTGGTGCTGCTATATATGCGGCGGCTGGGTCTGTAATTGGAGCCCCCGCATCGTTTGTATTAGACGACACTAGCGCGGTAGCCTTACACTTTAAGACTTTTGAAAAAATACCATGTGTGGAAAATGATATTTATTATTTCAAATTATTTGTTCAGTCTGGTACAGGGCCTTCGCAATCAGTATTGGTACAAGAGTTCACATCTGCTGATGGGTTTATTGCATCGACATTCATACCGTTGAACGCTACAGGCACACTAACAGAGGTGTCAAAGCGGTTTAAAAGTGCAAATGCAACCTGTGCTTACATTAAAGTTAACCTGCTACCTGCTGGCGAGTCAGGCGGTGATAGTGCAAGCATCGGCACTACGACATTTGCCAACGTGCGAATAGGAAGAAAGCCGTTTTAAAAAATAAAGCCCACGGATGGGCTATTTACTTTTATTATGAAGCCAAACTAAACAGCCAAATATCACAACACAACCAATCAAAAATATTACACCTGGCAAGTTTGGCATTATAACCCCCTTAGTTTTGCGTAAAACCTAGCGCGACGATTAAATATTTTCTTGATCCGCTTAAGTCGATCGATATCGAATTTGTTTGATTCAGGTTCGTTATTGTTTTCAAGGAACTCAACTTTATCAATGCCAATTTTTTGAATTAAATTAATTCTATAACTAGCGTCAACCGTTGCGGCCTTAGCTGAAAACTTACCACCACCAGCATTACATGATTTGCATTGCTTATGGACATTAAAAAGAATAAACCTTAACTGGCCTTTTGCGCCTCTTGTCATAAAATGCCCGGCATCCCAACAGCCGCCAACCTTCCAGCCTTGTTCGTGCTCGATAACCTCTCTTGGCTTTAGGCATGAAATACATGGATCGGCATAGTCACGAATGCGAATATATTTATTAAATGCCGATTGAGCTTCAGCTAACCATTTTGATTTAGGCTTAATTCGCTCCCTTGCTTCTCTATGGGCTTTATTGGCGGCCTTAACTTCTTTGGCTTGTGATTGCTTGGCTTTGGCCTGTTGTCGCTTGCGCTGTTGCTCCTGCTTAGCTACAGTAAACTTGTAAGCGCAATCCACTTGGCAAAATTTATATATACCTGCATGAAAGGGCTTATCTGCTTTTTTGCTGCAAAATTTACATTTAGCCATTATTTATTATCCTTACACAATGTTTGCAGGTCACTTCGGCCTTATTTGTTGTTAATAATTTAGGGTTGGTTACCATAAGATCGGTACACGCCTTAGCTACGAATGGAACTAAACCCTCTCTATTCCAACAATCGATAGCATATTGACGATCACCCGACACCTTACCCCCTACCTTTAAATGAATTTTACTCATTTTTATATTCCAATTCCAACCCGTTCTCATGCCAAAACATTACTAAATTGTCACGGTAAAGGTTGTGCTGTTTAGTTGAAAATAACGATGTTACTTGTATTAAGTCCATCACGTTTATTTGTTGCTCTCGATTCATTAGGTGAAAGTTTATATTATCCAATACCCAACCAACTTTCGGCCCCATTTCTCTATCAGAAATCAATATAGGCAAGCCAAAATCTAACTTGCACCCATTGCCAGCCTCTCTAATGTCGCAGCCTTGAAACTGGCTTATTTTCTTGTACCAAATGTGCTGTTGTGAGTTAGCCGATAAGCCACGCTTTTCTGACCACTCAGTAATAACAACTCGATATTGTTTACCGCTTAATACAACTTCTCGCATTTTCGCAAGCAATTCAGGAAGCGATCCCCGATGTAGTTTAAAGTCAGCCATAATAATGTTACTCTTTCATTTCACCTGTTACTGTTAGCTCTTTGCCCATCACATTGATGGGCTTTTTTGTTCTGAATTATCAGTAATTATATCTTCATAAGTTATTTTAGTATTGTGCTGATGCATCCAGTTGGGGATATGTTTATTAAGCCAGTTCCACGCGTCGCTTTCGGTTTCCATTCCGCCATACCAGCGAACATATTTGGCCAATTCGTCCATTTGTTCCTGAGTCTTTAGCTGCATGGCTTAACAACCGACTGAATAACCAACATGCTTAACGTTCCAGTTTTACTCAATTGAGCCCAACCAGAAAGGCCTAAATGGTCATTACTGTAAGCGCAATCTTTCCAATCATCGCCGTACGTGTTTAGTTTTTTATGATTGATGAAATTTTTAATGCAGCTGTTGCCAAACTGTAACATCGCTGGCGTTAAGTCCTGCCCTCTCGTTCTGATAATTATTTTTTTCATCGTCCTGACCTCTTATATTTACCGCGTCGATTCTTCTTGTGCGGTGGTGTGAATGATTGAAGTTGCTTGTCAATATTTAAATCGCCAGATGCAATATTGAAGTGATCGATAGCATTGATTGCATAAGTAATAGTCTCAGAAAGACTAGCAAATGAACAAGCTATCAGAATTTGACGATCCATTATTTCTCTTGAATTACTCATGAATTATTTTCCTCATTTTTAGCTGCCCGCTCTGCATCATACTTAACTTTCGCAGCGTCAGGACGGTGACAACCAAGCATTTTATTGAAATTGGTAAGCATGTTGCCTTGCTGCTTAATTAAACTCTTGAGTGGCTTCGACTTCTCGACTGGCTTAATTAATGGAGCTATAAGTAGAACGTTTTGATTAAAAAGCATGTTATTTCTCCTTGTTGGTTGATAACCAGCCTTTGTGCTGCTTGCGCCGGCCCAAGTGAACTTGACTCATATGGCTCTGATGCAAACCGTTAGTGCGGCAGAATTCAGACAGGTTATACACATCAACATTCTCACCGACTGGACTTATAAACTTATAATGCTTAGCTCTTGACTCGATCATATTGACCGCTTGTGTCACAAAGCAACATGTTTCAGCGCTATATATTTTGTTACCCTTAACAAGAATATCTTTATCCAATTGCTTACCTTGCCAGTCTTGATTTACCATCCATCGTCTGAAGTTGCTAAAAGTTAACCACTCCTTGCAGACGGTACAACCTATATAAGTTGGGCATTTTGCTTGGCGCTTTTCCGAGTAGCACCGCTCAAGCATGCTTTTCCATACTCTGTATATTGGACACCTGCCTCGCTTTCCATCTATACGCGGATCGACCATATAATCAGCATCATTCGTGCCGATACCGTAAATTGGCTTTCTTAAAGCTAATGATCTTTTACTTGCTGGAATTTCTATAAATTGATTTGTCATTTTACGCACCTTTAGAAAAGAATTGTTGCCGTATTTCTACGGCGAAAGGTGCTTGATTTGTATTTGATTGCTCCGACTGGGGAGCGAAAGGTGCTGCGCGTGGAATTAAACAATAGCATATTAAGCCCTGCTGTCCAGTAATTTGCATGTAGACATTAGTTAATTTTTCTTTCCCACAATCCATCACTGGAATTATATTTCCTTGGGCCTTTAGTTTTAATAACCGGCACCGCCTTAGCCTTCAGTTTAATAACCCTCTCTGGTCGCTCTGGCCGGTACTCCTCGGCAACTGAGCGAAGGTATTTATTAGCTTCATCGCGCCCTGGATAACCCTCATTGAACCTGAGCAACTTCTCATAATGATTTGTCACTTCCTGCCGCCGGTCTTCGGGAATAGCTTTGAATTTCTTAATTATCCAGCGAATATCATTAACACCACGCCGACAAAAATACATGATTGGTCTAATTAGTTTTGACACTTAATCAACTCTCCAATAATTATCAGGGTTTTTAATCATAGCTCTAACTAGCCTCCTTAGCTTCGCAATTGCCTCGCATGAGTCAACGTTATTCTTTTCTTCGTACCAGTCAAAATCTGGATACGTGTAGTCTTCTTCTAACGGATCTAAAAGGGTTATATACTCAAGTTTGCGGTCAAACCTTTTAAAAAGCGCGCTTCTAATATTAAATCTAACGCCATCAGCCCCGTTAAAATCAGGATAGATATTAGAAACATAAAGAAGGGATTTAAAGTAAGCATTATCAACGCGCCAATCTAACAGCCCGCGTCTTTTTTGTTCTGCTATTCCTGATTTCTCAACTAAATCGTTTGCATACTTAACTAGTAATTCTAATTTTAGTAATTCACTTTTAACGCTCATAATTATTTACCCTTAGTTTTATTTTTGGCCATCTTTTTAGCCATCTTAGATTCTTTCACCGACTCTTTAACCATTCGCTCAATCATCTTGCCCACGGTCTTATCGATGAATGATGATTGCTTGTACATCTTCTTGCCAAACTCAGCATGACGGCGGGCAATAGCTTGGTTAGAGCCATCTTTAACGGCTTCCTTTATGATTGAGTCATATACAAAATTTGCAATGTCCATATTATTTACCCCTATTTTCTTCAAACTTTTTAATACCATCGGCCAAGCTTTTCATTCCTGACTTGTCTTTTGATTTGTTGTTTTCTATCTCAAATCTGCCAGGAAGGTTTTTAGGTAACAACTCAACAGGCGTTCTTTCGTAGTTTTTGTAAGCAGCTACGAACTCTTTTTTTACCCAAACTAATTGATCGGTTGTTAATGAACAGATGTGACACCAGCCGCCAACGGATCTAACTGCCGCCATCGCCATGCCATCGTCAAGTTTTAATGCGCCATAAGAGCCTATTCTGACCATTTCACCTATGATGGTATGCCATTGTAGCTCTGCCTTGTCGTCGACCTCTTGTTCTTGCTGTTTAGAGGTTCCAGCAATTTGCTTGGCAATGTTTGCTGGCTTAGGAAAAAACATGCCCTGATCTGGATCTAGCAAATGACTATGAAAAGCTTTCTCAACTTTTTCTATTGGATAGCTTATTAACATTTGAAAGTAAGTTTGCATTAACGTTTTGGTGATCTTCTTATCGAACAATTCACCGGTGGTAGTCATTATTTCGGCAAATTTATTTTTATCGCTGTTATTCATTTAGCCATTCCCCTATGTTTTTAATGTTTTGGTCTGTTACTGCGCTGTGATTTTGTGCCATTCCTGCCCGTGGTTTAATCCATTCCGATTTAAAAGACTTCCAACCCCTTAATTCCCACTCTGTTATTAATTCGTCGAATGAATAGCCTAGTGTTGCTGCTTGATGGAATTCCTTAGCTAAAGCATTAGCGACTCTTTGAGTTATTGCGCCACCTTTGTTTTTGCGTCTGATTCGCTTTACTTCTGAGACTTGATCATCGGTCATACCAAATGAAGAAAAATCAGTTGCAGCTTTAGCTGGATCTATTTCTATTTCTACTTCTTTTTCTTTCTTCTTTTTCTTACTTCTTACTTCTTCTTCTAGAGGGACTTTCTCGGAGTTTGTCGGACTTACTCCGACCGATTGATTTGTAATGGCTTTTATACCATTTCGTCTAACTGCCTTAGCCGTAAAATCATCGCAACGAGCAGCAAGTTTTAAGCAAAAAATATGACCGTTATCAGAGTTAAGCAATCCTAAATTAATAAATGATGTCATCATCTGTTCAACCTTTTGAGCTGTCGAGCCTGTGTTACGCGCAATAATTCTCGCGTCATGCTCAAGTTCAAAAGTTAGGTTATCGCCGTTAACGTTCTGAGCAATTAGCTCTATGCAGTACCAATACAAGCCGTAACCCTCAAGACCATAATCAAGCATCACCTCTTGCAGCTTGGCGTCCATATTGGCGTCAGTGTCGTGCTTAAACCACTTCATACAGGTGATGCTTCGTCAATAGCTTTTGTTAACAGAACCTCGACCATGTTGCCGAAACTGCGTTTTTCTTTTTCGGCCAGCTTGTTGATATTTTTAATTAGCTGATCGTCAAGGCGCATTGTCTTGTGAGATTTTGGTGACTTAGTTTTCATGTTGATTCCTCTTGTTTGTGTGTGATAATTATTACTCGCGCGGTGTCACAAGTCAACACTTTGATTGATTTATTGCAAAAGAAAACCCGCGAGTGCGGGCTTGGGCTAATCAGGTAAGTGATGTTTAACAGGCAAAGTTGTAAGTTAAATATTTTCCGTGTCGTATTGGTATGGACATTTCACCTGACCAATCATCGCCAGAAATACCACAAGACTGCCACAAGTAAACGTGTTTAAATCTGGTTAGCTCTTTTTGTTTATGGCCGCTGGTGCATGGCTTATCTGTTATGCGAAAATCCCAAAAATAATCGCCGCAACCAAGATCCATGTAAGCAATCATTTGATCATACCAAACCTTGCTAACTCGCTTTTTGCATGAGGCAAGAATTAAAGATAAAAGCCTAGCATCCTCCTTATCTTGCGTCACTTCATCCTCTCTCATTTGCTTGAATTCAAGTTCCAGTTCTTCTTCGGTGCTGTATTCCATCATTCATTCCCTTTATCGGTCATAGTGGGTGGTGGTTGGTGGCTCTGGTAGTTTCCTTGGTGGCATCTCCATCCAATGAGTCACGCCATCGGCTTTAAATTCCCCGTCATATTCTGGGCTGCTGTTCGGCTGATAAAAGCATCCTCCTTCACACTTGTTTCCCCATCCATCACTTTCTCTTGGGTATGTAGAAAACCACTCATCATCCCTGACTACACCGTATGAAAATGTGTAATAATACTTTCCATCGTTATCTTCGTTCTTTTCTGGAAGTTTTTCTAAAACGCTTATCCATTTCATTATTATTTCCTTTTATTCATTCGCATAGGAGTAGTCATTGATCGCGCTGTGCTTTTCTCGCCACAACGCTCAAAGACTATATTGTAATATCTGAATGTGTGCTTACGCTTAGGTTTAGGCATGATTTAGTCCCATACTTCCATAAGGCTCTCGCGTAACAAGGCCGCGTTTTCAGCTTTAACTCTGCGCTTATGTAGTGCGCATCCAATTTTAGTTTTGACTGACTTGTTAGTTTCGTGAAGGTGCGTTAGTGATTCGTCAGCCAGGCTTTGCGCGTCCTTCTTACTGATTCGAGACTTCTTATTTTTGGTTAAGTTCATTGCGAAATCTGACATGTTACTGCTCCAATGATTTTTTGATTGATTGATTTGCTACAGCCCGGGCTTGTTTTTCTTCACACGTTTGCGCGTAATAGCTTTTGTCGTCAGTGACTAGCTTGCCGGGCTTGTATGGTTCGAGTTGGCCAGGGTAGCGCTCAGTAGGATTGTTCGTTAGTCCTCTCCTAATTTTACGAATTCCCAAACTTTAAAGTCCAGGCGCTCGCAAATCTCAGCAAGTCTACGGATTGATAATTTACCGTTCTTAATTACCTGGTTAATGTATGGGGTGGTAACTTTCATTTCTCTGGCTAAATCAGCCTGCTTCATTCCGCGCATTGCTAATGCAACATTAAAAGATTTTTCTAGGTTCATAATTACTTCTCGTTGTTTGGTTGATGCCTTAATGTATTCTTTATTCGTAAACATGTCAACTTAACTAAATTAACAAAATAGCTTTACATTAATAAATGTGAGGTGCTATGATTTGCCCATCAAAAACGTTTAAACAAAAATAATTAAGGTGACTAACATGAACAACGAAAAGAGCGCAGCAATTAAAGCGGCAATGAAAAAGCTAGTAGGCTTTTCTTTAAGTAAAAATGTACCTTACGGCCTTTGTGTTTCGGTTCAACTAAACCCATCTTTCGATAATTTAATTTGGGTTTCTTTATTAGATATAAATCACGGTTCAATCACTCATGATGACGAGATTTTAACTTGCCTAGGAATTTCAGAGCCAACTGGCGATACAGATATTCATCGTTATCAAAACGAAGTTGAATCATTGATAGCTAAATTAACAAAGGTTTGCAGAGAAATAGAAAGCAAGCTTCACACCACCGCCAAAGTTATGGCAAATCTTGAAAGCGAGGTTAACGAATAATGAACAATTCAAATCAACTAACTGAATCAGAAATATCAGTAACACCTGCCAACATGATTTTAAATCCGGCAGCAATGCAGCAAATCACAAACTTTGCGCATTTAATGTCTCAAGGTGTTTGCACTGTGCCAAAGCATTTGCAAAATAACCCAGCCGATTGCCTGGCTATAACTATGCAAGCAGCACGTTGGAATATGGACCCTTTCGCTGTAGCCCAAAAGACCCACATAGTTAGCGGCAACATGGGTTATGAGGCGCAATTAATTAACGCGGTGATTAGCTCATCAAAAGCAATCAAGGGCCGATTTCATTATGAATACGCCGGTAATTGGGCTAATACCGGACCAGGTGGTGATGCCGCAATTAGGACAGGAGCAATAATCAAGGACGAATCCGAAGTTACTTGGGGTGAATGGATATTTGTCGGAACGGTAACCACGAAGAACTCACCACTATGGAAAACCGCACCAAAACAACAGGCCGCATATTTAGCTGTTAAATATTGGTCAAGAATGTATTGCCCTGAAGTTATTATGGGTGTTTATACTTCTGATGAGCTGCAAGAAGCTGAACCAATTTCGGTGCCAGAAAGAGTAATTAACCCGGAGCCTGAAGTTGTAACGGAATACCCTAAAGATCAGTTTGATAAAAATTTCCCTAAGTGGGAGAAAGCTATCGAAAGCGAAAAATTAACGGTAGATGACGTTATATCAAAAGCAAACAGCAAATACCCATTAAGCGACAACCAAAAGAAGCTAATACAAGGGATTGGGGCGTAATGGGAGATATATCCGACATGATCTTGAACGGTGAACTTTGTGAAAGTTGCGCCGGTTACATCGATAATGATGAGCCAGGCTACCCACGTAAATGTTCATCGTGCAAGCCATCAAAAAAACGTAACAAAAAATCAAAGTCAAAAACAAATAAAGGTAAGGGAACAGTATGAAAATTATCAATGTAATCCAGGGATCACAGGAATGGTTAGACCTTCGAGCTGAAAAATTTACGGCATCTGAAGCACCGGCAATGATGAACGATTCAAAATATATGAGTCGTGATCAATTGCTTCACATGAAAGCAACCGGCGAAGTTAAAGCGGTAACCAGCTTTCAACAGTCGATTTTTGATAAAGGCCACGCAACCGAAGCGATGGCTAGACCGATCATCGAGGCTCAAATTGATGAGGACTTGTACCCGGTAACCGGCATCCTTGAAGGAACAAAATTACTAGCAAGCTTTGATGGTTTAGATTTACTTGAAGAAGTCGTTTTTGAGCACAAGCTATGGAATGAAACGCTTGCCGCAAATGTTCGCAGCTTTACACTTGAGCCGCATTACTACTGGCAGCTTGAGCAACAACTTCTTGTTTCCGGCGCTGAAATGGCAATATTTGTCACTAGCGATGGCACCGAAGATAACATGGAACAAATGAATTACGGATCAGTACCAGAACGCCGCGAGGCATTGATCGCCGGTTGGGCTCAGTTTGATAAAGATTTAGCCAACTACGAAGTGAAAGCCAAGGTTGAAAAGGTTGTTGGTACCAATGTCACCGAATTGCCAGCATTGATGATTGAGCTCACAGGCCAAGTAAATAGCAGCAATTTAGTTGTTTACAAGCAAAACGTATTTGAGTTTATCCAGAACATCAATACAGATTTGCAAACCGATCAAGACTTTGCTGATGCTGAAAGTATCGTTAAATTTTGCACCAAAGCAGAAAAAGAAATAGAAGCGGTAAAAAATCGCGCCCTTGATAGTACCGCCGATATTAAAACCCTGTTCGCTGAGTTGGATATTTTAAAAGAAGAAATGCGCCAGAAACGATTATCTTTAGATAAGACGGTTAAGCTGCGCAAAACGGAAGTTAAAAGCGAAATTACTACCGCGGCAAATAACGAACTATGTAATCACGTTAACGGCTTAAACGACCAGCTAGGCGGCGTGGTTTCGTTTACTGTTCCTTGCAACTTTATAGTGGCAATCAAAGGCAAACGCACCGTTGACTCTATCCGCAGCGCAGCCAATGACCACTTGGCCAAATGTAAGATTGAGGCTGATGCCATTTTTGCTAAATACTCAACTAACCTAGCCACCGTTGAAGAATTAGCCGCCGACTATAAATTCTTATTTAACGACATTGCACAAGTTATCACTCAAGAGCCTGATCACTTCCGTATGACGATTAAAACCCGCGTTGATGATCATTTGGCCGATGAAAAGTTACGCTTAGATCAAGAGCGCGAACAAATACGCCTTGAAGAAGAACGCAAAGCCAATGAAAAAGTAGCAGCAAAAGCTAAAGCGGCCCAGGCAAAACTTGATGAAGAAAACGAAAGGATCCGCAAGGAAGAACAAGTCAAGGCGCAAGAGGTAAATCAACAAGACGAGTTAAAGCGCAAAATATCACAAAGCAAGCAAAACCTTGACTATGCCGATACCGCCCAGGCTCGCCAAAGTCAGCAGCGTGACATTGATCACCTTGTTTCAAAGTTAGAGCCAGAACCAACAATTCAACAAAGCCCATCAATGGCCGAGCAGATAGCGCAGGGCTCGCCAACGCTATCTAAAATCAAAACTGTTAGGGAGGTTTTGACCGAGCACAATAAAGCTAATGGTTATGGTGTTGACGACGAATGCCTTATTGAAACATTAACTGAGAGCCAAAGAGTTCACACTGATTCGTATATCGATATGCACCGTTGGTACGGGATTCAATCCGTAGTTAATGAGATCGATGGCGTATTCATAATGTTTAATGATTATATTATTACTGGTGACGGCTGCATGGGCGATATGGATTTAAGCCACAACCTTGATGATATGGCAATTGTTCATAGAAAAGAACGAACAGTAATTGAAGTTTATTACGCTTAATTTAACCGGCGGTTAATAGCCGCCAACACAAACTAACAGGTGGATGAAATGGACAACTTAAAAAAATTAATTAAATCAGTAGAAAATAAAAGTGAAGCCATTAGTAAGAAAATCAACATGGTCAATGAGGCAAGCAAAAGAAGTGGGTATTTAATTAGCGCGTCAAACGGATACTATCAAGTTCAATTTACTGACAAGCAACAGGAAAAGATCGGAGCTTTGATTGAATCATTCATCAAAGAAGAAACGTTAATTCGCGATCCGCTGGCTGACACATTAAACACAATATCAAAATTGATTGGCAGGGGCGAATAATATGAATAAATCTAAAGCAAAAGAAATGGCTTATGCTGGAACTGTTACCTTTGGGCAGCTTCAAGAGTTGATTGATAATTGCGACAGAAGCAAGCCTTGTAAATTAAATAAAAATTTAACCAGAGAACAGGCTCTTTCGATTATGGAAGGCGGTATAAAAGGTAAAGATCCAGAAGATCGCCCGATAACAACGTGGATTAATCGCCGTGAAAAATTAACGCTAACTGGTGACGGCATTAATGTTATGAATATCTTATTTGAGTGCGGTTAATGAAATATTTATTAGCTGGCGGTGAGAGTAAAGAACGAGTTTTATTGCTGCTAAAATTAACCAAGATAAACAGCGAATCGTTAACAGATGCGGTGACCGTTCATCTAGTAAAGGGTTTTAGTGAAAAAGATTCAGCCGAATTAAACGATATCCCGCAACAGAATTTTAATAGGGCAATGGCAAGGCTGAACGAGGTAGCTGGTATTGTTGAAGATATTAAGAATCATGATTGGGCTAAGTTTAAATCAGGTAAGTGATGTTAATTTATGTTTAAATCTAATGTGGCTGGATTTTATTCCCCAATATGGACTGATAAAGAATCAGGAAAGGGCAATAAGATAACCAGCCGAACTATTAAATTTGAAGCTGGTGAGAGGTTGAAGTTTTGCCCAAAGTGCCAAGATTGGCACCCAAGCGACACGGAATTCTTTTCACCGGCTAAAAATTTAAGACTTGGTTTGTCTTCCTGGTGCAAATGTTGTTATCGGGAATGGAAAAACGAGAAACGTTATTGGGAAAAATCATGAGTAAAAGATACGGTAGAAATCAAAAAAGAAAAGCAAAAGCTCAAATTGAAAAAATGCAAAAAGAAATCGCTAGTTTTAATTACACAACAGCAACAGCCAAGCGAATAGTTGGTATTGCTTACCAAATCAACCCTAATGCAATTTGCTTTGAACCAGAAAGGATTGGCGATCATTACCTAACGCACGAAAGGACAAGCTTAAATTCAGTGCTGGTTGGTGGCGGTAATGAACCTGCTAGAATGATTAATATTAATTACATCGACCTGTACCAGTTAGAGGCCGTTTTGATTGAAAGTGAGTTTGATCGAATGCTTCACTTTGATGCGCGGGTTTACAATCCCCATAAAAACGGGCTAAGAGCCGGTTACAGAGTAAGCAGAGAAGGGTTTGTTCACCTTTCAATAGATGAAGTTGCCAAGGAATTAGCCCGCCACCTTAAGAGCGTGTGGCGATAATCATGATTAAAGTTATTAAGGTTTCATTCACCCCAAAGAAAACAGCCCCAATTGAACCGGCAGTTTATTTTGTTGAAACCAATAACTTCAACATTGCAGAACAAAAAGCCCTCCAAAAATTACACCTGGACGGGCTAAACCCTAATCGATATAAAGACGTTGTAATGTCTGAAATCGATGTTATTTAAACTAAGCAACAATAGGAAAAATTATGGGTAACCTAACAAAAAACATAAGTAGCCACGAATTAGAATGTAATTGTGGTAAGTGCCAGGTAAGAATTCAGAATCACGAACCTGTTATTCAAGTGGTTCAAGATGTTTGTGATTACTTCGCTCAAGTTCACGGCGTTGATAAAGTGGTTTTAAATATCAGTAGCCCGGCGCGGTGTTATGAATACAATCGTTTACCAGCCGATGAAGGCGGCCCCGGTAGTAATGACGAAAGCCAACACCCGCGTTGCTGTGCTATGGACATTCAATTGTTCGTTAATGACGTCCAGATAGCGCCCCAATTGATTTACGCTTACCTTTGCGCCAAGTATCCAAACAAGTACGGCATTGGTTCTTACAAGAGCTTCACGCATGTTGACACTAGGGCTATTCGTGCGCGTTGGGGTGACCTATGAGCTGGTACAATCCTTTAAGCTGGGGAGAAAAAGCAGCAGACAATGTATTAGATAAAGAAAACGGTCTAGCCACTCAGTTTGGCGGCTTTATTAATAACCTTCATTATTCTGATGCTGAGAAGGCAGAAAACAATTTAACGGTTATCGACTTTGCGCTTAAACGATTAAAGGCATTGGAACCATTTAAAATAGTTCAACGAATTATCGCCTTTGCAACATTGTTTCTTTGGGTATTTGTCGGGCTCAATGTGTGTGTTTCAATATGGGTTTACGCGATCACCAAAAAAATAACGGTTATTGATGGTGTTCAGGTTGTAACTGGTATTGATGCAAGAACTGACTTTATGAAATTTGCAATGAGTGATTATGTTTTTTGGCCGGTAATATGCGTTTTCACGTTATATTGTGGTGGTGGTGTTGCTCGGTATTTCAGGCGCGATAGTAAAGATGATTAATTTTTCATAAATGTTATACTTGCTATCTAATTGAATATTAGCCTGTATATATCAGTGAGTTAGTTCTTGCGCAAGGTAAGTGAAATTTTCCTATTACGTGTTGCAACGCTGAACGGCGAAGGAAGCTTTAAGAATAGGACATAGTAGGACGGTGCAAATCCGTTGGCCTTTTCACTAGCTCATTGTTATATGCAGGTTAACCAACAACAAATTAAGGAAGTTACATGCCCAGCAAAACGAAAGGTACTAACACCGGCGTAATGACACCAGCCGAGAAAAACGCAGGTTTCGGATCAACTCCGAACCAGAGCCCAGGCCGTAACTAATGTTAATGTTTTACGGGTTAGCATTTGCAGCTATGATAATTATCTCGCTGCTTTTGTTTAAAGCCAAAGGCACTATCTCTGCTTTATGCGGAATAGTGCTTTTAAGCTACCTTTCCTTTTTTTGCCTCTACTACACCCCATACAAAGACGAATTTTACACTTCAATGGATTCAGTAAGAATCGGCTTTGTCATGATCTCGATACTATTTTGCGGAATTAAATCAGATAAGCCTGTTGTTTATCTAGTTTATGCAGCAACTCTTTTAGTAAACTTAGTGATTAATATGTGCTGGCTATTCGTTAGTGGCTTTTATATTTACGCCGACAGTTTTTATATAGTGATCGCAGCAATTGAGTTGATTATTTTTGGCATTGGAACGGACAGAACTCTAAAAATAAAATCAAGGAAGCGCAATGTCTCTTTTCATCTTGATAATATTGGTAGCATTAATAACTACTGGTGTAGGATTGTCAGTGGTGATGATACTGTTTCAAAAGGTGCAGAAAAATGAGCGAATTAGAGCAGAGGATAAGCGAGATTAGCCAAAAGGTTAGCGGCATTGATCAGCGACTCGACCGGCACGAAGGCAAGGTTGAAAAAATACTTGGTGAAATGTCCGAATCATTACAGAAAATAACCGAGGTAATGATCAAGCAAGAAGTGCAGGAAGAAGCGTCAAAGCTTGACCGTGAAGAAATTAACCAATTAAAAGATAAGTATCACGAACTCGATAAGAAAGCTGATCTCGCCATTCAAAGCGAAGAAAGCATTAAGGACACAGCCAAGGAAATTAAAACAACCTTGAAGGGCGCGTTAAAGTGGGGCTTTGGATTATTCGGCTCATTAATGATATTGTTAGTTGCTGCCGCGATAAGAGCCGCATTAACATGAGGCCCGGAACGGCAAAGAAAAAAGCTCGTTATACTGAGCGAAACAATCCACAATCACCGAAAGACGTATCACGTCTAGGAGGATAGGCCCATTCCACAACATACACCACGCGAAAAGCGCAAAAACCCTAGCAAGAACACCCGTAAACGCCGTTAAACCAAAAGGCCAGCAAATGACACCTGACATTGACGCACTAATTGAAGAATGCATTACCAACCTTTCTGACGATAATATTAAAATGGGCGGTGAATCACTTCAAGAGCTCGCCCGGTATTGGGCCAAAGCTGGCCTTACTTTAAAATCATTTATGGATATGCGAACATACATCATAAATGCAGCAATAGAAAAAACAGATGCTTTCTTTATTCGTGAAAAACTCAAACTTGCTGAAGAAGATTTAAGAGTTAAACGAACCGGCAGTATTATCATTCACTAACTAACAGGTAACATCATGGGCAGACCATCAAACGCAGAAAAAGAAGCAAAGCGATTAACTGAACTAGCAGGGAACTTATCTGAAGTTGCTGAGGTTCTAATAACTCCAGAAATGAGAATTGAAGCGCTTGAAGCTCATTGCCTTAAACTCGAGTCAGCTATTTCACGCATTGCAGTACTAACCGGCAACGGTAACCATTTACGCGAACTTGGTATTGAGCGTTGGGTGCCAGGTAAAAAAGATATGAACAAGAAGTACGCTTAATTCAACCGGCATGTAATTTCGCTACCTGCCAAACCTTAAGGAGGTGATACCTTGCGGCGTAATACGCCAGTGCGTTAATACTGTCGAGCGATAGATTTAACGTAACCTAACTATTACCCAAGCAGGATGATAAATCATGAATGAATACCGAATCACTCTAGGCAACGGACTATCAACAGTAACTATCGAAGCTGATGGTTTTTTTGTCGATGATAATGGAGCTCATTTTTTTAAAGGCGCTAAACAAGGCGAGCAATTAGCTACTTTTGCCATTTATAGCCACATTACCAAAAGAACCAAATGCCAATAAACTAACACCCAATAAACTAACGATTACCCGATAAGGATACTAATCGATATGAATATATTCAAAAAAGCAACACGCCTCCCTACCCCTTTAATTTGGGTTCTAATAGTTTCCTCAATAGTAGGTTTCATTGCCTTAATAAACGCTTCCTATCTAATATTTAATATCGTTAAGGTGATCTCTAATGGCTAAACATAATATAAACACCCCAAGCCAATCAGACCTACTATTCCACGCCCAAATGGAAGCTCATTATAAATTCATAGGGAAGGTAAGGCGGGCTGCAGAACGAAAACAAGCCAGAAGAGTGAAGCTTGTATTCATTTGTTTAGCTATTATCATGACTTGCTTAATATGGGGCGGCACCTAATGGATAACACACCCAAAGCATCAAGCGTTATAAAAGCCATTCAAAAACTAATAGACGAGCATGGCGACTTGCCTTTTTATCTTGAGGATGCCGATACTGGCTGGATGATGGGGATAGGCGTTTATCAAACCACCGATGAATGGCCTAATGGTAATAAGTGTTTTGCGGCTAACGGTGATTACAATGGGCAACCAGAAGGCGAGGTGAAGAATGGGTAAACCAACAAATAACAATCATCAAGCTATCATTGGTATCTTGATAGCTTTCCTTTGCGCTATAGCTGGCCTGTCAATTCCTATTATTGTATGGCTGTTCGCTAATGGGTAAAGCTAAAGCGGGCGATAAACGCCTGGGTAATCAATTTTGGCTTGTTCGCTCAACACATGGGCGCAAGCCTATATTTAAACGCGCTGATAAAATGTGGCGATGTGCTTGTGAGTATTTCCAATGGGTAGAAGAAAACCCCTTGATTGAGAAAAAGCTTGTTTCATTCCAAGGGGCAAGCGTACTTGAAGATGTTCCTCATATGAGAGCAATGACTATAAACGCTTTATGTCGATTTATGGATATTAGCGAAGATACTTTTGCAACATATGGCAAAAAGAAAGATTTTATAGGAGTCGTTAACGAGATTAGACAAGTAATCTATGACCAGAAGTTCACAGGAGCCTCAGCAGGGTTCTTAAACTCCAACATCATAGCAAGAGACTTAGGTTTAAAAGACAAGTCCGATGTGGAGATTACAGAGAGATTACTAGTTAAGATTAGCCGTAAACGTTTTGATGGTTCTGAGGGTGAACACGATGAAACAGAATGAGGTTGAATACCTGCTAAGGCCTCAAGGGGAAATACTCCAAGAGTTTGCCGATTGCCGCGATAGAAATACATTCATCATGGGGCCGTTAGGTTCTGGTAAGACAGTTCAAACCATATTAAAGATATTCGATTTAATGTGTGAACAAAAGCCGGTGCCAGCCAAGGACCACAAAAACTACAATGTTCGATTAACTCGTTTTCTTGCTGCTCGTAATACCTACAGTGAGTTATTCTCAACAACAATAAAAGATTGGCTGGAAATACACGGCGATCTTGGTAAGTTCAAAGCAGGGAGCAAGGAGCCACCAAGTCATAAACTTATTTTTGACTTGGAAGATGGGACAAGGGTTAATGCTGAGATTCTATTTATAGCATTTGATAGACCTGATCACGTTAAAAAAGCTCGCGGCATGCAATTAACCGGTATCTGGCTAAACGAAACCAAAGAACTATCAAAGGCCGTTGTTGATATCCTTGATTTGCGTCATGGCCGATACCCTTCAAAGAAGGAAGGCGTTAAGTGTACGTGGCATGGGATGATAGGAGACACGAACGCACCTGATGAAGATCATTGGTATTACAAGGCCGCTGAGGAAAATAAAGCTGAAGGCTGGACCTTCTTTAGGCAACCTGGCGGCGTTTATAAAGATGGCGAAGAATGGTTGATCAATCCTAACGCTGAGAATATTGGCAACTTACCTGATGGTTATTATCAGCGCGGGTTAGCCAATAAATCAGACGATTGGATTAAGGTTAATCTAGCCAATGAATATGGCTTTGTCTCCAATGGTAAGCCTGTTCATCCTCGTTACGTTGACTCAGTACACTGCCAAGATATTAATTTTACCCCAAGTAAGGACCAGCCAATCATACTGGGCTTTGACTTTGGGCGAACACCGGCTTGCGCTTTACTTCAGAGGCAGCCAGCATTTAGCCGCTGGATAATGTTTGATGAATTCCTTTGCGATGATATGAGCGCGATCACCTTTGCCCCAGAGCTTAAAAGATACCTTGAAGCCAATTACCCTGGTCACACTTTCAAAGGGTGGGGAGATCCATCAGGAAACAACCGGGGACAAGGAACGGATGAAACGCCATTTCAAATCGTACGGGCCGCTGGCATTCCTTGTTATCCAACCGAAAGCAACAACCCAACATTGCGCCGGGCAGCTCTTGAAGTGCCAATGAAAGAAATTTGCATGGATGGCAAGCCAAGATTCATCATTCTGCCTAAGGCGTCAATGGCTAGAAAAGGATTACAGGGCGGGTTTTGTTATCGTAGAATAATGACATCAGGCGAGCGTTACACCGACGAACCAGATAAGAATGAATACTCTCATATCGTTGAGGCGTTAGAGTATGCAGTTCAAGGAGAGGGCGAAGGAAGGCAAGCGGTTATTAATGAGCATGCTAAGAACGTAGCGCCAGCTAGAGCAGGTGGTTTTAATGTCTTCGGCTGAAATAATAGAAGAATGGTATATCTGTTTCGGTGGTGAATGCGAGAAGCATTGGGTTCAGAAGATATTAAAGCCCGGATTCTTTCACTGTTGGGCCTTCAAGCTTTCACCTGGTGGCCAGTTTTACATAACGGTTAACGCAACACGTAGCCATACCGACATTGATTTGTTGCCAGTTACCCCTGAAAACTTCGATGAACTGACAAAGGGCTATAAGTTTGTTAAAGTTATAGCCAATATCGACGTACAAAAAGACCGGGGCCACTTATGCCGGTTTAATTGCGTTGAACAGGTTAAATCATTAATAGGGCTTTCTGAGTTTTGGACTTGGACGCCATACCAACTGTATAAGAGGCTGACCAATGACACAGATATTTGACCCAGGTAAAGGCGCTAGAAAAGAAGCAAGAACGGCTCAAGCAGCACAAGAGAAGTTAATTGCTGAACAAAAACAAGCATCAGAGCAACAGCTAGCAACCGAAGAAGATGTTATTGCCCGTAAAAAGCTAGCTGGTGCAACAGGTCGAGCTGGTCGCCGTTCGTTAATCAAGACAAGCGAAACAGGCGTTAAATCTCCTAACTTGAGTGGGACTACATAATGGCTAAAATACCTGTAGGCCATGGCGGCATGAAGCAGTTAATGAAGAGATTCGACGCTGCCGCGGTGCGATTTAATCAATGGCGTTCCCTTCATCAAGAAGCTATGGACTTTTCTGCACCTCAGCGAGAAACATTCAGCTTACATAGCCCAGGCCAAACCAAGAACCGTTTTGTTTATGATTCGACCGCTGAAGAAGGTCTTGATCAATTCACATCACGCCTTCAAGGTTCATTGGTGCCAGCTCAGATACAATGGATGAAGCTAACCGCCGGTGATGATATACCCAAGAACGAAAAGGAAGAAGTAGACAAGGCGCTTGCCGAGGCTACCGACACTTTCTTTACTCACCTTAACCACTCAAATTTTGATACCGAAATAACGCCATCACTTACCGATTTAGGCATTGGTACTGGCTGCATTATGGTAGAGGAGAATGATTTTAATGAAAGCTCTGCTGTTATTTTTACTAATATACCTCTTGCTGAGTTGTACGTTGAAAAACCTGCTCGTGGCCCGATTAAGAACATTTGGCGTAAACAAAAGGTTGAAGCCGGTAGCATTAAAACTACCTGGCCAGATGCCGACATCCCAACGAATTTGCAAAAGATTATCGATAAGGATCCTTCATCCGAGGTCGACATTCTAAATGCAATGCTTTTTAACACCAAGTCAAAGAAATATGACCAAATTGTTATTTGGGAAAAGAAAGCAATCTTTAGCCAGAGCTTTAACACGCGCCGAATGATTGCCTTTCGCTGGAAAGTGACACCGGGTGAAGTTTATGGACGCGGCCCGGCTATTAGTAAGTTGCCAGATATTAGAACAGTTAATAAGATTGTCGAAATAAGGCTCGGTAACGGAGCTATTCAAATGTCTGGTATTTACACTGGCCGATCTGATGGTATTTTTAACCCTCACACGGTAACCATCGCCCCTGGCTCAATCATTGCTGTTGGAAGTAATGACAACACGAACCCCACTATCAGAGCATTAACCCCATCGGGCAACATTAATATTACTTTAGAGGATCTTCAAGACGGTAGAGAAAACATAAGGAAAGCTTTCTTTTCTTCACCATTAGGCGAGATTAGCGATCCTGTTCGCTCTGCTACAGAGAACATTCTCCGTAACCAAGAGTTTTTAAAGAACTCTGGCGCCTCAATTGGTCGTCAAATGTCTGAATTTGTTGAGCCAATGGTTGCGGCCGTGGTTGATATATTAAAAGAACGCGGTAAAATTCCTGATATTGAAGTTAATGGCAAGGATGTAACCATTAAGCAAACTTCACCATTAGCCAAGGCAGCCGATCAGGAAGCATTTCAAAACACTCAGTTATGGTTAAGCTCAATGGCTCAGTTTGTACCGCCTGAAGTAATGGCGCTTAAGGTTAAAATCGAGAGCTTACCGCGTGAATTCGCTCAGCAACTAGGTATTAACCCTGATTTAGTTCGTAGTGATGCGGAAACAAAGGAAGTTGCTAGTCAAGTGCAGGCCGCAGCTCAAGCGGGATTAGAGGGAGGCGCACCAAATGAACCAGCCGTTTAATGGGTTTGATGCAATGGGCGGGGTAATGGATCCTGAAGCGGTAAAGCTTGCCCAGGCTCAACAGGAACAAATGTGGAATGAAACAGAGCAGCTAATACATAAGGTGTTCAAGCAAAGCCCAAATGGTAAGAAGCTAATAGCCATTTGGAAAGAAGCTTTAATAATGACACCCACGGTCACGCCTAACTCAACTCAATTTCAGGTTGGGATTGAAGAAGGCAAGCGGGAATTCATCCGTAATATTTATTTAACTATTAAAAACGTAGAAGGCAACTAACCATGAAATTTATGAATCAGGCTCGTTTATTCGGAACATATCAAGAAGAAGCTGGACCGGATGGTAGTGCTCCCCCTGCTGGCGGTGATACCCCTCCGGATGGTGGTGACGCGTCGACTGTTGCTGATATGGCTAACGGTGATACGCCTCCTGCTGCCGATACCCCACCTGCTGCCGGTGACGCCCCCGAATGGTTGCTAGGTAAATATCACACTGAAGGTAAAAGCGTTGAAGAAGCCACAACCGAACAAGCCAAGGCATACAATGAATTGTCAGGCAAGTTCGGCGCATTTACTGGTGCTCCTGAAGAATATGCGATCGCGCTTAGTGAAGAATTAACCGAAGCTGGCGTTACCATGGACAAAGACGATCCAATGGTTGAAGCTGCTATGAAGTTTGCCAAAGACTCGAACATGAGCCAGGAAGGCTTAAACGGCATGTTGAACTTATACGCTATGCAGATGGCCGCAGAGCAGCAAGCCGACACCGAATACAAAGCCGAGCAAATGAAAGCTTTAGGCCCACAGGCTGAGTCTCGTATTCAAAACATTCAGCAATGGGCAGGTAAGAACCTTGATCCTGAAACAGTTGCTAGTTTAGAAGGTATGGCAACATCTGTTGAATCGGTTAAGGCTATCGAACGTTTAATCTCAATGACTCGAGGCGCTGCTGTTGATGTTGATAATACGGTCCCTGCTGCCGGTGCTAGTGCTGAAGATGTCGAGGCCATGCAATTTGAAAAGGACGATAACGGCAATCGCCGCATTCAAACGGATCCAGCATTTAAAGCTCGTTATCAGAAGTTGCGTAATGAAGTTTATGGCACTCACGAACATAAAGTGATGGTAGGTTAAACCAATCATGAGGCCACTCTATTTAGTGGCCTTTGATTTTAATCACTTATGTAGTATTATTAACTTAAGTCTACAGATACCTTCCTCAGAAGCCTGAATACGGACTAATTAAATGTAATAAAATTACTTTAGTTAGGCGGCCCCATTCAGGACACACCCCTTACTAAAACAAACCAAACTTTAATAAGGGGCATATAATGTCTAAATTTCTCACCGAAGCTGCTGTCACGGAATTTGACAGCGAAGTAAAGCACGAATATCAAGGTATGCGCACGTTACGTGAAACTGTAAGTATTCGTACTGGTGTTATTGGTAAATCTTATGAATTTACTCGCATGGGTAAAGGACTAGCTAACCAGAAAGCTAGCCAAGCCGATGTTACTCCTATGGACGTCGACCATAGCAGACAGCCTGTTATTATGCAGAACTGGAATGCGCCGGAATATACCGATATCTTCGATCAGGCAGAAGTTAACTTTGATGAAAAGGCAGAGCTTGCCGTAACCATTGCTAAAGCGATCGGTCGTCGTGAAGATCAGCTTGTTATTGATGCGTTGGCCGCCGTTACCTTTGCCGCTACTAACGATGAAGATCCCGACACTGGGCGAGTATTCGATATCTCAGCTACTCGTAACTTTGATTTGGATTCAATCCGTAGTGCTAAAGGCCACTTGGATGATATTGAAGCGGATGATGATGAACGTCATATCGTTTTGCGGGCTCAAGCACTTCAAAAGTTACTTGAAGATCCAGAAGTAACAAGTTCAGACTTCAATACCGTGAAGGCGCTGGTTAATGGTGATCTTGATACCTACATGGGTTTCAAGTTCCATAAAATCGGCACACGTAAAGAGGGCGGTTTGCCTGGTGTTGCTGCTGACCGTACAGCATTTGCTTATCAAAAGGCAGCTATCGGCTTGGCAATCGGTATAGATATGAAAACAACTATCGATTGGATTGCTCAGAAAACCTCATGGTTAGCTAACGGCATGTTTAAAGCCGGTGCGATTGCTCGCGAACCTCAAGGTATCGTCAAGATTCAATATGACGAAGGTGTTTAATTAAAATCAGTTAAGCGGTGTTTGTCGCCGCTAACGTTATTGTATTTTTGGAGAATATATCATGGCTTTTTCTGCTGCTGAATTTTTACCACTGTCTAGCATGGCAAATAGCAATGCACCACGACAGTTCACCTATGCTACACCAGACACAAAGGCAACCTCCGTTGCTTCCGGTTACTTTAATAATGCTGTCGTGTTGGGGTTGACCCAAGGCGATCTCATTTGGGCGGTTGGTGTTACTGGTGGTACTGAAGTGTTTACATTGATATTTGTTGATGCTATTTCCGCCGCTGGTGTTGTAACAACCTTAAGCTCAACTTTAACACTGGCTTAAGAAAATGGGATTAACAAGGACGTTGACCCACCCCATTTAAAAATAGGAATCGTTATGGCCTTTGATCAAACAACATTTGCATTAGTCGGGGCTCATTCTGCTGACACCCCTAAATTGTATTCATACAAAACTATTGACTCTCTGGCAACTGTTACGGCTAGCGGGTATTTTAACCAGAAAAGATTTGAATTATCGCCTGGCGATATAATCCTTAACGATATTTCCGGATCATTCCATATCATCCAAGTTTTAACGGCGACACCAACCGTTGTTACCTCACAAGAGCAGTTCAGAATACCAACCAAGCAACTTACTATTAATAAGCTTTCAGAATTCCCCGCCGCTTCTGGCGGCGTGATAACGTTAGATGATGATACTTTTTATCTAATTGGTGACAATCTAACTGACAGCTCAGACAGGTGGCAATTAGGACAAGATACGGTTATAGCTGGCCTTGATAGTTCGGTTTCGTCACTCACTTATATAGGCACTGGTGATATGTTCACAGCTGTCGATACCAGCAACAAGATTACATTGCTTACTTTGTCATGCCCTAATGGAACGCTTCACAATATTACTAAACCTGGTGCTGGGGTTGCTGTATTCCAATTAATCAACTGTACTATTGATTCATGTGACATTGTTGGCGTGTTGGATAATTTAAACGCCATACAATACACAGATGTTGCATTCAACGATGTTAAAACCGATGGTATTACATTTGCTGGCATTATCCCGGTATTTATCGGCAATACAGATTTGGTAACCGTAAACGGCTCTAGTGCGATATTTTTTGATTTAGGTACAGCAGTTTTTGATACGTTCTCATACGATGCGTCAT